TTTCCTGTTCGTCGCTATCGGTGGATACGCGGCAGTAAGCAGCCACACGGAGTTTCGGGTTTTCTTCATCCCTCTTTGCGAAACCGGCTTGTTTCCTTGCCGGAAGTAGTGTAACTGTCATTTTTTCTTCCATTTTCATTCCTCACTTTCTATCAGACTGTAAGCATATTCTGCCTGCTGGAATGGGTCGTCAAACCGTTCAGTCCCTTCGATGGTGCGGAATGTAGAGGGATAGACGACCTCTTTTTTTAATTCTGGTTCGCAGATTCGGCCGAGTTTTTCCGCCCGTCTGATACGTTCCGCTTCGACAGCTGCAAACGTGTCGGGGTCGATAATCGCCGGATAATATTCATCGCCGAGATAGCGCTTATTCTGAAGCATCCTGCCGACTCCCGCATGGAAGGATTTAATAGCAGCTTTCTTCGCGGCCGTCGCCAACGAATCGCCGATCAGATAGGACTGAAATAATGTTTTTATCTGCTCGGCGGCTTGTTCATCAATAATGGCTTTTCCGTTTTCAATCCGGTAGCCGTATGGGGTATGGCCCATCTATCTCACCAGCCTTTCTTTCAGCGTAATGCCGCATTTTAATTCGAACCCGATTTCCGTTCGGGAATATACAAGTATCCGCTCCACAAAGCGGGTAAACAGTTCATCGTCAAAGCATTTCAGCATTTGCGACTTTGTAGCGTATTGTAGAAGTTCACCCACCTCATGCAGGTTTATATTGTCGCTGTTTATGAAGCGAGATATGGATTCCTTCTGACGCTGTATGCGCTCGGCTTCCTGCAGAAGTTCATTATTTCCCTTATTAAAAACGGCAGGCTCAAGGTAGCCTTTAGTCATAAGGCCAATAAGTACCTTTCGCTGTTCCGCGTTTTCTTCGAGCTTTTTATCGAGGTCATGTAGCCTTGCCACGCTATCTTCGGAGTTGATACCGCGAAGGCCCATCAGCAGGGGTCTTAAAACGGCTTGATGACCGAAGATGACTTTGTTCATCATGGTTACAAACGCATATTCGAAATCAGGTTCCGGAATGTATTTCAGGGAACATTTCTCGATATCTTCTATATGATTGGTACAGCACCAGGCGATAGTGTGCCTGCCGGTGGAGTGTATGCGGCGCTTGAGCTTACCGCCGCACTGACCGCAGATGATTTTACCCGAAAATGGGTAACGGTTCTGATATTTTTTATTCTGCTTTTCCAATCCTTTTTCCTTACCGCGCTGTTCTATGATTAACTGCGCCGCTTCAAAATCTTCATGGTTGATAATCGCGTCATGATGGTTTTTAATCAGGTACTGGTCTTTATCACCGTAATTGTAATGGCGGTTGAAGTGCGTATCGGTGTAGGTCTTCTGAAAAATGGCGTCGCCAGTATATTTTTCATTACGGACCATCCCTCGAATAGTTGTCGCCGTCCAACGACCGCCTTTCTTGGATGGAACACCCCGGCAATTCAGTTCACTCGCAATTTTGCCGGTGCCCTTACCCGACAAAATTTCGGAGAAGACTAAACGAACAATGTCTGCCTGCGCTTCATTCACGATTAACTTTCCGTCAACGGTATCGTATCCATAAGGTGGATAGGAAATCTTGAAGGTTCCGTTTTGGAACCTTCGCTTTACCGACCATTTACTGTTTTCCGCAATGGAGACTGACTCGCTTTCAGCCAGTCCACTTAGGATTGACAGCATGAGTTCGCTTTCCATTGACCCCGTGTTTATGTTTTCTTTCTCGAAATAGATAAAGATACCGAGGCCAAGCAGCTTTCTGACCAGTTCCAGACAGTCCGTTGTGTTTCTTGCAAACCGGCTGATCGACTTCGTTACGATGAAGTCGATTTTCTTGTTCTCACAGTCGGTAATCATGCGAAGCAGCTCCAGCCGCTTTTCCTTTTTAGTGCCTGTGATGCCTTCGTCATAATAAAGCCCGGCAAACTCCCATTCAGGATTTGATTTGATATAGGAGTCGTAATGCTTAATCTGTGTGTCGAGACTGACAAGTTGATCGTCACTATCGGTGGACACACGGCAGTAAGCTGCAACCCGCAGCTTTGGACGCTCTGTAAAATCAGTCGTATTTTCAGCGATTTTCGTTATCTTTTTCAACTTTTCACCTCCTTGTCAGTGTGACATATTACCTCTAAAGTTCAGTAATATCAACGGTTTTCAGGCATAATCTGTGCCAGCGCCGGTGAGAAAGATTTGCGGTTTAATGAGGTTATCTTGTTAAATTCCGACAAGGAAATAAGTCCACTTTTAAGCATGGAATCGAGTATCCGCTGCGCTCTTATATAATCCACTTCACGCTGTAATTGTTCCTGCGGTACAGGTTTCTTTTTATAATTGATTTCCGGTATTGTGCCAGTGACATTAGTCATGCGTTTTCTCCTCCAGTCCGAGAACCTCTGTCCTCATAACTCACTGGAAGATTTCAGGCTGTTTGGACGAAAAATGAGCAAAAATAATGCCCGCCGAAGAAAAAATCCTCGACGGGCGTAAAGAGTGGAGCGTTATTCGCTGTATTTTATGAAGGCATCGGTGAAGCCAGCCGCTTTGACCTTGCTAAGCATTGCATCGGCATTCGCCTTGACAGAATACGAGCCAAGTTGGACTCGGTAGTATTTCTTCAGTGTAGGCGGCTCGATGGAAGCGAGAGAGATAAGACCGGATTTTACATCGGTGCGGAAGGCATCCATCGACTTACCGTGTTTGGGAAACCAGTGCATCACATCGCCGTGGTTGCTGGCAATGCCAAGCTTGTACCCCTCACTGTGGGAAATGATATCCTTCTCCGTCAACCCATATTGCTTGCAGAGATACACGCAAAGCTCCACAGCCTCCCGGTACACCTTATTGAAATAGGTGATGTCCGAAAGACCATCCTCGCAAATCTCAAAGCCTATATGGGTATTGTTTGCAGTACCTCCGGCATGCCACCCTCGATAATTCCACGGCAGGGTCTGGTATGTTGCGATTGTCCCATCTGCCAGCTTACCGATGAAGGCATGAACACATACTTGCCTTCCGTCCGGTTTCTCTTGATTCCAATGGTTGTTATATTGGTTCTTCCCTAATAGTCCGTCATCGGGTCCAACATATCTTTTCAGCCATGGATTGTTTGCTCCGGTAGAGTGAACCATTATGCCTTTTGGTGTAATTGTCTTGCCCGCCTTATAGCAAGCATTATTTGTGAGAATGAGTTTTCTCAAATTCATTTATTCTCATCCTCCTTCTCTGCACGATCATGCAGTTGCTCCAGCACAGCTTTCAGTTTTGCAGGTATTGGCAGTCCAAGATGTGCGGTATTTTCCAAAAAGGATATCCCTTCGTTGGATAAATAGAAAAATATAACTGCTGTTCGAAGTACACTGCCTGTGCCAATAAGATTGATATCAATAATGTGACCTATGGCAACCATTGCAAAAATCAGCACCATTTTGAAGATTCCCTTAAAGCCAATTTTACTCGATAATTTCTTGTCTATGATTGCGCACATAACACCGGTGATGTAGTCAATAACTACGAAGGTAAGCAATGCATAAAGAAGACCATCTAAACCTCCAAGAAACCAACCTACTACACCACCGAAAGCCGATAGTGCAAGTTGAATCCAATTCCAAATATCCTTCATCTTTTTTTCCTCCTGTCATTTTAGTTGTAGAAAAAAGACGCCTACCAAAACTGGCAAGCGTCCATAAATATATTGAGTTAAAATCCATTATCCACTTTCCCAGGAGTAGACAATTGAACCTCCGCTGACAGTAGCCTTAAGAGAATACGAACCGTCAACAGCAGGGGAAGCTGGAACTCTTTCTGCTAAAACCCTACCTTGATTGGCAGATAGACATTTATCCGTTCTTGTGGATGTCAGATTGTCATAAATGGCAGTAGCATCAATGGCATCTTGAGAACTCGTAATATATTCATTATGCGAGGCTGTAAATTCCTCCGATCCATGCGGAACAGTTGTCCGGTACAGCCTTCCATAAAATTTAAAGGCCTCATTCAGTTGATATGTTTTCTCAGGGTTATAGTCGCCTACCACAAAGCTTCCTTTCCCTTGTGATAAGGCATATAAAGCATAATTAAAAGCCATAGTCATATCCCTCCTTAAAGCCATGTAGTGTTTTCTTCATCAAAGAATTTCACTTTCTGGGTATCCATCTCAAAGAAAGTGGAGCCATTTGTGATCTTAAGTCCTTGTATAACATCGGTGGGTTTCTCGTCTACGCTTAATCCTACCAAAGATAGAGTATAGTTTACGCCTGAGTTGCTGTAGGCAGTATCCGTAATAGTAACCATCATTTCACCTTTCCTTTCCGGCTATTGCAAGCCATCTAATTTTTTATGCTTTCCACGTAACATCTAAGCTTTCATAATCAGGGAAAGCTGAACTGAACGTATTGTTATCCTCCTCCGGTGCAGGAATTCCATTAATAATGCTCTCTGCTGTACGATCCTGCTGTGTTGTTACACCGCTGAAGGTGTATTTAAAACCAAGTTCAGAGACAATTTGAAGCGGTGGGAAGGAAAACACGCTATTGACCACAAGATTTAGGCAACCAAGGAACATGGATACAAGCAGTGAATGGCCAGGAGCGATTATCCTTTGTGGTGCCTGGAATACTGCATTCATAGTCAGCGCTGTACATTCCGTAAACATATAGCTGCAGAAGAAGTCCCCAACCATGGTCAATGATTGTGGCAACTGAAACTTTGACCCCATTTGCAGCCTTTGGCAGGATGAAAACATGGCCATAGCAAAGAAGTTCCCGGTAGCAATTATGCCTTCCCAGCCAACAAACGAGGTGTCGTGCATATCAGTTAAGAAACGGCAGTTATAAAATGTATTTGTCCATTCAAAGTCGGGGGCTGTATTTCCTTCAAGCTGCTCTACCGTTCTTGTCATCTTTGGTGTGATGTCTATGTCGATACCTACCAGCAAATATTTGTTTCCATAGGTATCATGGGGAGCATCACTGTATTCAGAATGACCAAAAGCAATAGCCCAAGCATAAGTGCTGCTGTTTGGACGAATGGTTATGGTATGTTCTCCGGCAGAAAAAGCGTGACTAGGTGGTGTTGCAGTAGCAGATGATGAGGATGTGCCTGTGTACAAATCGCTCTCACCATCACCCCAGTCAATACGCCAGTCATACTTTCTGTCAGATTGCCCTCCACCAGATATGGGAACATAGTAAGTAAAAGGCACCTCGGAGTAGACATAAAGAACGATGCGGTTGTTTCGGTCACTGGCTGGATAAGACGGCATCTTATGAATGTAGCTCTGCCTTTTTGTAATAATCGGAAACAGGCAATCCGGGTTGTTAATCAGCAGGTACAGCCAAGCACTTGACACTACGCTTGGCCAGACATGAAATTCCCAAGGCAGACTCGCATAGGTCTCTGTTGTATAAATCACGCCACCCGGAGAATTGACACAGTTCTGCAAATCAATTGTTGCATCTAAAAAACGAGTAGCTTCTTCTGTCATTCCCAGAGCTAGGCAAAGAGCGACATAACCGAGGGTTCCTTCCGTCCAGACCAATTCAGGTGCGCCATCATAGCCGCCACCTCTATTACTGTAGGGTTTGAAGCCTTCGGTTACTCCAGCAAGAGAATATGCTTGATTGTAGTGTTCTTTATCCGTGCTTTGCACGATAGTCTTTCCGGTTACTAGATACTCATCATAAGTGGTTTGTTGGCAATCCAGTGGCACGATAGCAGGACTTAGAACAGAAAGGGCTGTCTTACCTGCCCAAGAGGTACAGTCTAGTGCCCATGCAGCGTCTACACCATTCGAGCCACATCCCTGATAAAATCTTCGGTTCTCTTTATCATACAAAGTAAGAATTAACTGCTCCTTGATTAAGTCAGCGACCTTTGTAAATTTGCTTTCACCTGTGACCAGTGCAAGTCCATGAAGAGCCTGTAAAGCACTGCATTGATGTTCCGTGGAGCACCAGGTAATTTCCATAGGGTCATAGGAGTAATCCGCCATATTGTAGGTGCCATAGCCACCTGTGAGAAGACCATACCGTTTATCATCTTTGTTGGTAACCTGCCTGGTTAACATCCAATTTCCGGCTTTCACGAGCATATCGATATAAGAACGGTCACCGGATATGAGTGTATAGTAGCACATACCCCAGACTGCCCATCCGATGGCACCAGTTCGGATATAACCCTCGAAAAGTTGTCCGATATAAATGTCATAGCTGAAATTGAAACTGCCATCTAAACCTTGCTCATGCACCATGCGACCCATGATTTCCTTGCACAATTCATAATCGCCGCTTACAGTGAAAGCAAGAAGGGCTAGCCCCACATCATATGCCCAACAACGGGAATTAAGCATATATCCGTAAGCTCCGAGAGAAACGCTGCCATCCTTATCATACTGTGGGTCATCTGACGGGATGAAGAAAGAAGCTGGCAACCGACCATATGAACTATTAGTCAGAGCTCCGGCAATACCGACCACTACGTAAGCAAAGGCTCCGTTTTCCCAAATGCGCTTTATTACTTTGGCTATTTTCTTACCCGGATGGACCTTCTGCGTATAGAAAACATGTCTACCACCACCCATATCCCAGATATCCATTTCATCTGACAAATATTCGCTATCCACAAAGCTGAATAATCTGACTTTGAAATTGACAAAGCGGGAATAGGGATAATCGATAGTTTCACCGTTTTTCACAAGACGAAATTCTTTGAAACCACGCCCGACAGGAATGTCCTCCCAGTATGAATAAGTGTATTCCTCCCCCGTTTCAGGATCGGTTTCCGTAACCGTTACATATTTTTCAGAGCGCCAAGTTCCATCTGCCCTTAGAGGACAAGACATCACAAAATAGGGAATATCCGTGATGGCATAGACATCGACTGTATAACCGGTTGGGTCAGGCAAGTCAAACCAGATACCTGATACAACACCTACATAGTCGGGTCCATAATAAGCATCGACATTGATGTGTTTCGGGAAGATTTTTTCATCCTCGTTAGGAAGTTCTTTGACACTACCCCATAGAAGGTTATTGGCGTATCCTTCCGAGTAGTTCTCGGCAAACTCGATGGTATAGAGCCACTTTGAAACATCCATCTGTGATTTAATGAACGCCAGTGCCTTTGTACTTGCTTCCTCGTATTTCTCACCTGTAAAAATACCCAACTGGTTACCTCCTTCCTTATGTTGTATCTGTGTCTGGTAAAGTACAGTAGAATAATAGCGAGGTTACAACAGATGAGTTGCTTGCTGTTACCTCTGCACCGACATATTTTCCATCAGACATAATGAACTCCATAAATGCTGAGCCGCCATCTGAAAAAAGGAAGTAAGTCGGTTTATCCAAATAGGCGATTCTGAAGTAAAGGGAACCGCTGCCAGTAATATCCCCGAATTCTGCAGTGTACTTTGCCGTCATCTGCCCCAGGGATTCCATGCGATTGGACATATCATTTAGATTATTCTCAATACTATATAACTGATCAGAAACGCTCGGCAAGTATCTTCCTACTTCAATTGTAATTTCCCTGCGGTTAAAGGGATTATAGGACATGGCAATAATACGTGTCCTCACATCCAAACCAAAAGGAATAAAGACAATATGGACATTATCTCCAGTACCAAAATCCAGCTTCTTATATAATTTCAGATTATATGTGGCGGTGTCTGAACGCAAATCATAGGTGACACTTACATCGGAGACAGCTTTACCGCCCATTACCTCAAGATACTCGCCTGAGCCTCTATGAGAACGAATATTGATGGTATTTTCATTGTATTCTATCTCACCTCCAAGGACAGCGACATACTGCATAAGGGCGGCTCTGCGGCTGCACTTCTTGTTGATTTTTAAGGCAATGGACCCGGTAAAGTCCAAAGTGCCTGCCGAAAGATTTGTCCCTTCCAATAGCTGCTGCAAGCCTGTCAAAGGCTCTCCTGTAAAATCAAAGGAAGTAAGATTGTATTTTTCATCGTTTAGTTCATATGATTTATGTTCGCAGGTCACCGAGCAAATTTTAAGGTTGCTGGAGAAGGATTTAGCAACACGAACAATATTAAAGGCGTACTCATGTGTACCAGCTGACAATGATACCGAATTACCGATTTCTATTTTCCAGGACATCTCAGCAAGAACAGAAAAATCAAAGGTACACTCTCCATCCAAAGCATCCCGCAGTGTTGCTGATAGAACCTTTGTTATGGTCTCTAAAAGGTTTCCCGCCGAATCATATATATTTATAGCTGTACTTTCTGCCATTTAGAAACCCTCCTATATGTTGACACCAAGATTGCGGACGGTTACGGTGTTCTGACTCCACTGTAGTTGCGAGATTACTCTTGCCAGCATAATTCCATCCACAGTCAAAGGTATTGTCACATTGATTGGCTGCAAGCCAGCGGTAGTAGAAGTTTCAGCTCCGGTCACCGTGCTTTGCATTTGCATATCAAAATCAGTCGGGATGGCGTTTTGCATATCTTTTCCGACCTGTCCCATTGCCTTTTCAAAGCCGACACCGATACCTTGGCCCATGTTTCCACCTAATTCAGCAAAAAGAGTAGAGGGTGAGTGGATACCAAAGAAGTCCTTGATTCTGTCCACTACCCCACCAAAAAAGCCTGATATTTTATCCCACAACCATCGGAGAAAGGGTATGTTGACATACTGATTTTGCTATGTTATATTAGGTAAT